TGTGAATGATGCATCTTTTGTGTTGATTGAGTTTTAAGCCTGTTTCCTTTCGATTCTAGAGGTTTCTAGAGTGTCTCCGCTATCATCTATCACATCATCATTCAAAGGTGGGTTAAATCGCTTGTAATGCTCAAAGTAGTCTTCAAGAGCGGTAAACTTAATATCTTCCTGCTGTTTGGTGATAACTGGCATCTTGCAGAGAGCTTGAGCTAGTTTGTGAGTGAGTAAGTCTGTTGTCATAGTTAATCTTCGTGTGCCTGTCTAAACTTGTAATACTGTCCCAAGAAGTCCATCTGCTTTTCCCAAAACCTTTCACCAGTTCTGTTCTTGATACACTTGAGAAGTCTCTTCGTGTCATCCTCATCAACCTTCTCGATGTAAATGATATGATCAGCATCCTGTCCAATAGCTCTGGATTCCCGTAGCTGACCAAAGTCATTAAGTTGAGATGCAGTCAAGATAACCTTACCACACTTTACAGCAGTCCTCTTGAGTCTGCGTGAGATGCTAGCAATGATCTCTTCTCTTGATCCTTTCTTATTCCCATCATCTTCCATAAGCTGGAGATAATCCACCATAGCAACGTCACAGTCAGACTGCTCGATGTCTGCTAGTATCTCCGTAGCAGTAGCTCCATTAACGTCCACGATGTCACACTGAGCTTTAGATAAAGTCTTAACCGCAGCTAGCATTGCCTGTTGCTCTGCTCTGGTCATCATACCCTTCCAAACGCTTTGGTTGTCGAGGTTACCTTGTGAGCATAACAAACGATAAGCCTGTTCCTGCTGAGTCATTTCTAGTGGATAGATCCTGACCTTCTTACCAAGACTGACAGCCGATTCGAGGAAGTTCTGCATGAGCACTGACTTCCCATCTCCAGGCTTTCCAGCTATCACCCAAACTCTACCACCTTGCATTCCACCAGTCTTGAGGTCGATAAACGGAAATCCAGTCGAGATACCTGGTAACTTGCTGCCGGCTTGGACTCGTTTCTCGATGTCCTCGATAAGTGTCATGGTAAGATCACCAATGGACTTGGAAGCTAACGGCTTACCTTGGATCTTGCTGGAAGACTCGATGACCTTCTCAGCTTCACTCAGTATCGCTGGAATCTCGTTTAGAGGTAGGTCAAGAGCCTGCTCTGTGAGTTCTAACGCAGCCTTGTAGGCTTGGACTCGTTGAACCAGTTCATAACGCTGTCTGAGTTCAGAGACTGCCAAGCCGATGTTGTGTCCCGAAACGTAACCTGTGAATAACTCGGTTAGCCTGAATGCTCCTCCAACTTCTTCCAGCTTACCCAGATGCTGTAGGTTCGCTGTAAATGAGACAAGCTCAGGCGTTTCATCTCTGCCAATAGTGTTTACCAACTCAATGAATACAGGTCGTAGCATCGGAGCGAACATGTCAGCAGTAATAGCATGAATGTGTTTACTCAGAAACTGTGGATACTGGCAGAAGATGCTAATCAGTAACTCCTCGTTAGCTCGTTTGAAGATGTTCATAGTCGGTCGTATTGGCTAAGTTGTTTAGGCTTGATAAAGCTTTCTGTATTCGACTTTGCTGCTGGCTTCTCATCCTCGTAGCGTTTCGAGTTAAGGTAACTGGCAGGGAATGGGATGAACTTTCCATTCTCTTTCGTCCAGTCTTCCAATTTGGTCTGCCAGCTCAATGCTGTAAGAACTGATTGAAGGTCTGGCCTGATTTTATCCCATGCTCTCTCTGCATCTGCTTTGGCTGTCTTCTTTGGGTAAGCACTCCAGAACTCATTGAAGTTTGCAGTAGTAGGTTTCTTTAGTTTCGTATCTCTGTCTGCTTTTGTATCTGAGTCTGTATCTGTATTTGTATCTGTATTTGTATCTGCTTGGGGAATCTGGTGTGACTCTGGTGTGACTGATGTGTTACTATGCGTTACTATTTGAGGACAAGTAGATGCATTTCGCTTCATCTTCTCACGATGCCTAGCCTGTCGAATAGCAGACTTCTCAGCGCGATCAGCATCAGATGCCATGTCTCGATACTTGCTATGGTTAAGCAAGTGCCAACCACCATCAATCAGTTCGATCCTACGTCCTTCGTCGTCCTTGGTGCGACTATCAACGTCAGGAGACAGGAACTTAGTGATAGCAGCACGACAAGCTTCCACTGGAACTCCTGCAATACGAGCAAGGCCAGGTATAGATCCTTGCACCTCTCCATTTTTGTCAGCGATTGCCAGCATGGTGATCCAGACAATGCGAGTCTGATCGTCCTCTGACCAGATTGTGGATGTGATGATTGAATTAAATAGTTTAGTGTATGCCATATATGTTACTGTGCGTTACTTAGCGTTACTGTCACAGTATTAGTTGTTAAATGGCAGTCAAGGACTTGATGCGTAACAGTTGAAGGCTTTGGCAAAGCACACTTAACGCAAGCTGCCAGCAGTCCCGTGCCTGCATTGATGATGATCTTACCCTTGCCAAGGCAGTGTTTACAGATGCTCATGCTGCTTTGTATTTGCTCCGTTTGGTTGCGACTAGCGGGAAGCCGATCTCTTCAGCCCACTTCCTCATATCATCGATGTTGTATCCAGTCCGCTTCTCAGCTTGGGTGATGATGTAGCCTGCGCTCAGGATAGCGTTTGCACGTTTGAGAATGCGTATCTTGTCCTCTCGACTCAAGTTAGAGTGGAGTGCGTATTTCTTTGGTGTGGTCATTGTGCTTTGGTGGAAGGTTTAAGCTGCAAGCGGGATCGTATCCCATTCCGAAAGAGCGCAGTCACCTTCAATAATCACCCATCCTCTGCGGAGTGTGCTGCCTGAAGATGTGGCTTTGCCATCGAACTTTCCAAGCTTACTGAGATCAAAGTCTCTGATGGTATGGTCATCTGGACCACTCCACTCCAATTCTACGAGTGTCCCATAGTCGCGGGATTCGATATTAGTGATGGTAGCCTCTGTGTCGGTGAGTGTAATCGTTTTCATAGTGTTCATGGTGTATCGTTGCGCGTTACAGCCGCGCCCCTGTGGGTTGATTATGGATTTAGTGAACTAATCGCGCAGGAAAAGAACTCTACTGAATCTACTTCAAATCGACCCTCTGCAGCTGTGTCGTATGCGTTGCTGATTGCACTCTGCGCTGCATTGCTGTTGAATCCTGCAGCATCCCTTGCAGCCTCCCAATTCTTCTTTATTGAATCAAGATCAAGATCGACCATTTTGATTACTTCCCATTCGGCATCATTGCGGTCATCAAGACCGTATGGATAACACTTGCCAAGTAAAGCGCGGTAGCTTTCAGTATTTTTGAATTTGGCTGTTTGTTTGCTTGTCATGATGTTCGTTGTGTTTGGTTTCGACTACCCAGATAGATACTACCTCTCCAAAGTAGTGCAACTAAATCTTTTAAAAGATTTTAATCCTTTTTTGAGCCTGTTTCCAAAGTGTTGAGTATGAGTCAACTGGCATCAGGCATGTCCCATAGAGATAGTTAATAACTGAGCTATAAGGGATACCAGCAAGCTCTGCCAGCTTGGGTAAAGTCATTCCATTGCGCTTTGAAGTCTCCTTGATTTCCTGGCCTAACTGAATGCTTGCCATTCGTGAGTTTATGTCACTGCGTTTCGCTAACTGTGTCTTCAGCTTGTATCGTTCGTTGCGTGTCATTCTGTTTATGTATTAAAGGTTGGTTAGTCTCTCGGAGAAGCTGGAAGAAGACATTAGCTGGCATCATCACCAGCCAGTCTTTTCCGTTCCGTTTATGTGCTACGATGGGTAACTTGTTAGTTCCTGCGTCTCTGGTAGCTTGGTCTATCCAATTGTATGGATTTCCTCCCTGAGTTCGCTTCACTTCGAAATGAAGTCCAGGCAAGTCTCCGCAGATTACGTCTGGCGAATCAGTTCCTCCTGAGAACTGCTGTCCTCGACGAGCTTCGTAGCCTTCGGCTCTGAGCATGTCTCGCCACTCTCGTTCACCTCTGCATCCCTTTGCTCTGCTGTTGATCTTGCCCATATACGTTCATAGTTAGACTCGTAGGCTTTCAAGTCTACTGGTCGTGGTGTGTCACCTTTGCCTGCCATATTAGTCATCGTCTCGAAACATTGCCTTGTTGATTGATTCAATCTGATAACCTTGAGCAAAGGCTAAAGCCCTGAACGCATTGGTTAGCTCAAAAATGTTTGAGTCTTCTTCGATTGTGATCTCAATGGTTTTGGTATCACTGATTAGTTTGATTGTCATAGTAGGTTGGTTAGTCATAATAAAAAAGAAAGTGAGTTGCTTGGCTAGACTGCTTTTGGCTATCCTTGTCGCGGCAGTAGGGGTAAACAAAGGTAGAACACAACCTTCAGGAAATAACCTCCAAGCAACTCAAAAGTGTTAGATCACCAAGGGATTTCTGAATCGTCCTCAACAGGCTTTGCAGCCTTGTCCATCTTAACTGTTGCTGCACCGTCCTTCGGTTTGAATGCCAAGCTCATAAAGGTCTTGCCATTGCCCTTCTTGATCCATGCGCTGATCCACATATCAACACCGTCGATGAGTGCTGAACCAGTATAGTCTGGATGTGTGTCTTTGTCTTTACGGTCATTCTTGAAGAGTGCTCCGCTGTTATCTCGTTTTTCCATATTTCTTATTCTTTGGTTTGGTTGTTCTCTGTCGTGCCGATCTCTTGAGAAGAGCGACAAAAGTGTCAGGTGTTATCTTGAGAATGCCGTCTGACCAACTATTGATCATGTGGCAAAGGTCGTTGCAGGCTTTGCTTTGTATCCACTCAGCCCCGTTAATAAAGTCCGTCATATCTTCCACCATTGGTCGATGGCATTCTTTTTGCCTTAGTGTGACTGGATCAATCAGGCCAATGTCGATACCCTTAACTGCGTCTTGTAAAGCGCATTTGATGATCTCTAAGCCTAACCAAGCATATCGGTTCTCAAGTGATTGCTCACCTGAATTAAACAGCTTCCAGTCTGATATTGCGTCACTCATTTAGTTTGAGCCAAGATGGGACAACAAGGTCTGTCCAACCTTGAGTGTATCCTGGCCACTGATCCTCAAACAGGCACTTGGCGTATGTTTCAAGGTCTTTTTTATACTCTTTGCGACCTAACTGCATAAGAGCGGTTGGCACAGTATAAATGGCTGTCAGGTAAGGTGCTTTCTTCTCTTGAGCTAAAAAGATGAAGCCCTTCGATGGATTACCTGTGATAAGCTCAAGAGCGTCACAGTAGTAAGCAGCTTGGACATGATACCTGAAATTAAACACCGACTTGCTGAACCCTGCTGGACTGGCATCGTCGCATGTCTTGTAGTCCACAATGAACCCATCATGCCTGATAGCATCTAGCCTAGCTCTGCACTCGACTTCCTCCGTAGGATCAACCCAGAACAGGCTAGCTTCTGTGGAAGCAATTCCATACAGTAGGTTAGACGCTACCTTGTCTGCTTTGATAGCTGCCACCATGCCATCTAACTGTTCCTTCTCAGCAGGTGTGATGACTGTCTTACCAATAGCCTGAGACTGATGATATTCATATTCAGCTTTGCCCTCTTTAGTGCGTCTGTCGAGCTTAGGAAGGACATAAGCCTGAGTCTCGAACTTGTCCGGTTCTAGCACTGCCAAGTGTGCCAAGGAACCGAATAGCATGGCTGGACTAGGTTCTTCCTTCGGTGCTGTCCGACTATGGTGGAACATCGCTGGACACTTATGCACAACGTCTAGGCCATGCTTACTGATCTCAGGACGGCTGTGATACTCCTGATCGTTTAGATCGTTGATGATGACGTTCTCTTTCATTTGCATGCCTCCCACAGTCCGAGAGTTAAACCGATTGCTTCGGCGCGTTGGGCTGCGGATGCAGTGATTACATCGCAAGAGTCATCATAGTTTGTATAACCATCAACTGTAGCTAATCCGCCGCCGCTAATGCGATGAATTAATATTATTGCATATTGTTCACGTTGTTCCTCTGTGAGCACCTTTTCCAGCTCGTGCATCGCGTTGAGGTCGTTGAAGTAGTCGGGAAGTTGTCCAAAATGGAAAACGGTTAACTCACCTTTTTCCCATCTACCCTCTGGACGTGTGATTGCGTATTCTAAGTCAGCGCCCATGCGTAACCACCCACCAGCTTCAGCCAGTTTTATTCGTTTTTGTTCTTGGTTCATTTTGCTGCTTCCTCCTGCTTCTTGAGTTCTTCCTGCTTGTTGTTTAACCAGTTGATGATGCGTTCCTGCTCCCTTGTCGTTGTCTCCTTCAGCTTGGTCTTCTTGAGCTTCACAAGCAGTTCTGGGACGTATTTCTCAGCCAGTGGATGCTCAATGATCTGCACGTCGAGCGGGTCACCAGTAAGCTTTGGTGTATCGGCTACGACTTCGCCAGTGGATAACCATTTAGCGATAGCTTTTCCAGTGTCCTCGGTAACTTGGAAGATCTTATCAACGAACATCCCAGTTCTGTCTTTGGATGCAGAAGCCTGGTGACTCATATCAACGTCGAGAACAGTCGTGAACTCGTATTCAATGCCATCCCTCATGATTGGAGCCATACCAACCTTCTTGATGGTAGTGCGTCCACTACTGTCCTTGTCGATAACGTGGTCCATTTTGCTACGAAGGCAGCAGATGACATGAAGCTTGGACTGTAGCACAGCATCCAGAATGCCCTTGAACTTGTTGCCAGCATCGGCCCAATTGGTATAGGAGTTACCTCCTCGACCATCCAGCTTGGACTTATACTCTAGAATCCCTTCCCAGATGTGAGATGCTGAGTCGATTACCAGCACCTCGTAGCCAGCACCTTCAGCGGCGTTGATAGCAGAGATGAACTTGTCATGGGTGAATGGTGGGCTGAGGTCGAGAGTGTCAAAGTCGAATCGGTCACTGTAGAGACTGGCTGAACCATTCTCTGTGTCGATTACTGCCACCTTCTTGCCATCGGCTAACCCTTTGGCTAGTCGGAGTGCGCTGTAGGTCTTACCACTGCCAGATGCGCCTGTAACGGCTAGCTTAATCTTGGCTTGTTTGCGTGTTGCTTTCTTGAACATAGTGTTTTGTGTTATTTGTTTTTGATTTCTTCGATGTAGAGTTCTTCTGCCTGCTCTTCAGCAGCATTCCACGTTCCCTGTGATACGATTTCTGATATGTCCGTGCCTCCAGCATAAATGCCGATCACGTTGCCTTTCTTGTGCTCGAAGAACACGCCTTGGACTCCGATAAGTTCACTGAGACTGCTATCAAAGCGGATCTCTGGTGATCTCCCTCCCAAATCCGTTACGTTGATGAGCGCGGCTATTGCGTCAGCCATTTCAGAGAGTTTCTCTGGCAGTTCTGATATGTTTATTCCGTTTATTTTCATGTTGGTTATTCTCCTTGGAATTGTTTGTTCTGACAGTCTTGCCAGCCCTTGTTATAGGCTGATCTGCGGATGTGCTGAATCAGTCGATCTTCAACGACTCCTTGTCTCCAGATGAAGCAGGTGAAGACTGCGGTGGCTACGAGTGAGCCACATAAGAATGGGAGGATGGTGGTAATGAGGTCCATTGTGTTCGGTTTGTTGTTTGTTAAATTACAGTGTTCGTGCCAAATGGCGAAGCTGCCTCCCAAGTTGGCGACGATCACCATCGATGGTGATTCCTCCTTTGAGACCTTGGATAAGAAGGCATGTGTTACCATAGCGGTGGCCTGCGTTTTTAACGCAGAATCCTTTAGCCTTTAATGTCTTGATTGTGTTCATAGTCGTGTTCGTTTTATTGTTGCGTCAGCTTGTTTGTTGCTGACGAACTGAGACTAATGCTTTTAAAAGATTATGCAACAACTATTTCAACCGATAGTGCGGAATACTTCGTAAACAGTTGCAAACCAACACAGTAAATGTTTTGCGTTCGATGCGATTATCACGAATCATCTCCCGAATGACATCACGCATCCTGCTCGATCTGAGTTTAAATATAAATTCCAGTTGCAATCTGGTTTTCCACTCTTCAGGAACGATGTCTGTCCTGCTATCTTCGTATGCTTGTAAAGCGGAAAGCCAATCAGAATTCTTTGAATCCTGTGGGGAGAAACCACTTGCCAGTGATGTCTTTTCTGGCGTGCCATGCTTGCCAGTCACCTGTTTTTTCATTGATTGTTCCATATATCCAGCCGTTTGAATGTCGAAGTGTGGAGGTGTGAGCACTGTTATAGTGCATCTCAACCTCGCACAATGCACCGCTAGACATTGCAATCCGTTTGTCAAGGCCAGCGATGGTTACCGAATCAGCAGCATGGATGTGACCAAAGATGCAGCTTCCATAAACTAAAGCGTGTTGCCTACAAGCGTTGATGCCGTGATGAAAGCCGTGAAGAAACCTAACATTGCCAAGCTGCAACACGCCTAACCGTTTGTGGTAGGGTTTAACAACGCATTTGAGCTTACCGTAGAGTGCAGCAAGCTCAATGCATCCCTTCATTGCGTAATCAGCTTTAATGCCTGCTGTGTGGTTCTCAGCGAGGTCGTAGAGACGTTTATCGTGGTTACCTTCTAACACATAGTTAGGCCGCCATTGACGCAGGAACTCACAACCTGCTGTCCAGTCTGCCTGCATGGACTCAGCCTGTTCTTCAGCACCTGCTCCTCGTCTCAATGGTCGTAGATCAAAGATGTCTCCACCGAAGATCTTGTCGTGAGGTTTGAACTCCTTCGTGAACTCATGAAGAGTCTTTACCGTTGCACTGTCCTGCTTATCACCATGTAGATCAGTTGCAAAGATAAAGCGGCGCATAGTTATTTGTTAGACTTACGTTCAATGAGCTTTTGAGCAGACTCAAGCGTTTCTTTGACACCTGCTAGTGCTCCAGTTGCGAGATAGACTCGATACTTGCCAGATGTTGACTTGATTATTCGCGAACCGTCTGAACCGTTAAGGATGTTGGGTGAGGCTGGATCGGGTTGGAATTTGATGTGAGTGTAAACTATCTTCTCACTTTGAGTGTTATTCAGAATGATATTCTTTTCATTCTCTACACCCATGAAATCAATCGTTGATCTCTGTTCCGCATTTAAAGGCTTTGTTGTGGTCAAATAAATATTGGATCTATCATTAACAACTCGTACCCATTTCTTGTCATAGACTTTGTTATAATCATCTGGTGATTTGATTTTAACACTAGGAACAAGTTTTTCAATTTCTTCAGCATGACCATACATGGTTCTGAATTTGAACAATTCACCTTTTGGTGAAATCCAAGCACCGTATTGACCAGCCATGTTTGACTGTTTCAGTTTAGCATTAGCTTCTGTTTCACTTAATGGTGAGAAGCGTAGCATTGCGTCCTTAATGGGAGCGTGTTCAGTATCTGAATTATTCAAACGATCCCAGACTTCGTGATGAAGTAATGTTTGTGCAAAGTCTTTGTATTCATCAGGCACTGTAATGCCTAACATTGGCAGTCTTTCTTTCTGTTCCATGAGCACCTTCTTGGTGACAAGAACTTCTTTGCCATAGACAAGCTTACCCATTCTAGAGTCAAAGGTTGGAATGTCTCCTCGTCCAAGTTGACCAGACCAAAAGCCAACTTTTCCGTATGAGATGCCACTCACATTAGATCGAACAAACTCAGCAAATTCATCTGCTGGCATAGTGTTAACGGCATCAATGATTGATGATGCTTTCGGGAAAAACTCTTGAGCAGCAACTTTCATCTTCTCCTTGAGTTTGTTTTGAAATCCAAAAGATTTAAACTTCTGCATCATGGCATCAACTGCACCTTCATCAAATGTGCCTTGTTCAGCAGAATCTAAATATTTCTTCCCTTCCTCTGTTCCAAGTAGTGTAGCAAAAGCATCTTCTGGTCGAATCTTTACACCGTCTTTAAATGGAGCATCAGGCCAATTCTTTTTGATAGTTTGAGCAAGCAGTTCCTGACGCTGAATTGATGATAGAGTGATGCCGTAGGACTTAACAACATCTCGCAAAGTCACACCCTTATCACGCATTTCTCGCATGAATGCGCCAAACTTCTTAGCACCTCCTTTAACCTCTCCACCACCAACTTCTTTAGCAATAGCATTAATATCTCTGGCAGTAATAGACGATGGCGAAAAGCTGATGTTTGTCGTTTCTGGCTGAGTTGCTTTTGTTCCAGATTTTTGAATGTAGTCATCAAGTCCAACTAGTCGAGGTTGTGTGCCAAGAGCAATGTGTGAACTAAATTGCTCTCCTTGTATTACTGGAAAAACTGTTGATTGATAGTCTCCAATCAAACCATAAGCAGACATTGGATCTTTAAGATACCCAAGAGGAGTGCCTTTTATTTGCCAAGGATAACTGTAATGAAGACCAGTGTTTTGTGGTTTTGCATTAATATCAAAACGAATTGCTGCCACCATTGTCCCAGCATCTAAATGGTCAAATCTTTGATCATTAACTTGAGATGCTAGTCTTTCATAATCAATGCCAACAGACTTTTGCCAATCTAAAGACATGGAGGATTTCTTTCTATCCTTCATCATTTCTTTTCGCAAAATGCCACCAATTCCAACAGGGAATTCAGGTATCTGGAACAATTCATTTAATGTGCTAACAATTGGAACTTCACCATCTTTACCTTTTGACTTTGCATGAGCTTCAGAAGTAATCATCTTAACAAAAGCATCAGCTTCTGCTCTGCTAATTACTTTGCCATCAACTGCTGCCTTCAAAGAATACTTCCAAGCTAGTTGTGAGGTTTTGTTAGATAAAGAAGCATTCTTAGATTGTAGCGTTGGAACAATGATAAAATCTTTGATCGTCTCATTGGGATTTAATTGGGCAACAACTCTTTTAACTGTGCCTTCTGCTGTTTTCTTTACAGTCCACGCCCATCCAGAGTTTGCCTCAACTTCCATAAAACCTGCGCCACCTTGACCTTCAATTGGAAGTTCTATTTCATGACCTGGCGGCCCAACAAATATTTTACCCTTCTTCATTCGGTCTGCTGGCATAACATATGCCACAGATCCAGCTAGTTTATCCAACTCAATGTCACCAACAGGTTGGAATCTCTTCAATGATTCAGGCGTAAGAATAACAACATCTTTTTCACCTCTAACAGGGATGACCTTATTGAGGTCAGTGTCGATGATACCTTCGTTGAGTTTCTTTTGCTTAGATGCCTGAGTAGCAAATTCAGACTGAGCCTTTCTCATCGCTTTCTCTTTAGAATCAGCGATGCCAATGAGCTTGCCAGTTTCATCGTAGGTGCGGAAGAGGCTAGAGCCTGCTTTGTTGAGGATGCGGAAACCTTCTGGGTTTGTGTATGCTTCACCGTTGGGTAGAGTTTCAGGAGTGAAGGCAGCAGGTTGGAAGTTCTTCATCCCACGGTAGTAGGTCGTTCCCTCCTCGAAAGGGAACTTAAAGCCTGTATCAACAAGCTTCGTAAACCGTTCGACACGATAGGTCTTAACAGTATTGGCGTTCTTAACAACAGAATCTGGGATGTTTGAAAAAGTCTCGCCTCTGCGAAGGCTAAAGCCTAATGACTCGTAAAACAGATTACGTTTAGCGGCTCCAGATTCACCACCAAGAAGTGCTGCGGAAACCTTCGCAGGTTCTCCGACTTGCGTCATGTTATCTAGATACTTTGTAAAGTCTTTAAGTGCTTCAGTTGGGTTACTGTAGAGGTTTTTAAACTGCGGCTTATTCATCGCAGTTGCTAGGCGTTGACGCACTTTAGTCATGTCCACAGCATGGATGTTGATTCCATCCTTACTGTTCATCGTTACCTTGTAGGGTAAGATTTCATTCTGAGAAGGTGGGTAAACTCCAGCCACCATTTTGTTACTTCCTTTCCCACGTTCGTACACTTTATAATAGCGAGTATCAAACGTGGACTTCTCAGGGTTCTGCATTGAGATGATTACATCTCTCAACACTGTGTTAGCAGATTGGTCGAGCATGTCACTGTCTAAGATGGCAGTGAGAGCAGCAGGACTTAACTGCCCTTGAGCAGTCATTGTTGTCTTGCCTGATTCGTCTCGGCTAAAGCTAAGACCAATCTTTTCATTCTCTGGCAATGGAGACAATCGACTGGTCATGTTCTGCCAACGTGCAGCAGCTTCAGCATTAATCTGTGCCATTGACTTTGGAGTGTTATCCTCATTGAGGATACCGCGAGCACCACCATGGGTTCTAGCCCAGATAGCACGGTCAGCAGGATTGACTGGAATTAAGTCTGGCTTTTTACTCAGCACCGTTTCAGCGGTTGATTTCTGAGAGAAAGCACGTTTAAAGATTTCATCCAATTGAGGAGAACGAATGCTCTTACCATTAGCATCTCGAAACGACATTGATGGAGTATCAAAGCCAAGATCCATTCCACGTTCATAAATAACTGACTTGAATGTGTTGTAGATGCCGTCATCAATCGCATGTAATGCGTTGCGATACACCAAAGGAAGTCGGTCAGGATTGAATCGACCTGCTCTGATACGATTAAAGAACTTGCCACCATAGTCGGCTGCCATCTCATCAGCAATCGCACTGCGAGCCTTAATGAGAGACTCCTTGTCAGTGCTATTCTTCAAGTTGTTAGCGAACCCTTCAAATCTGTCAGCAGCAATGGTTTGATCACCTTTCCTGTATGAGTCGCGGATCTGTTCTGCAACTTTAGCAAGTGCAGCATCATCAAGAAATCCAGCCTTTACAATCCCACCAGTGACAGGGTCAGGGATGCCATAGATAGCCTCTTCGATCTGTGCCCTGTATTGACGCTTTACGTTAGACGCAAAGATTGCATGCGTAGCTTCATGGGCAGGTGTGTCACCTTGAAGCTTTGGAGGATTAACAACAAGTTCACCTTTATCAGGATCCAACCACCCTGGGGCTTTCCATTGTTTAGCTTCATCAGGCGTTGCAATCCTAAGTCTGGATCCAGAAGCTTCAGCGACTCGGAGAGCATCCATCTGAGATGCAGCACGCTCAGGTCCAAGCTTCTGAACAAGAACCCTCATGGCATCAACCCAACCAGCCTGTTCAAGTTCTGGTCGGCTAGCAATAAAGCGGTTAATGTCACCCGAAGCGTTTCGTCTTGTTCTAGCAGTTGAACCACCAAAAGTTTCTTTACCAATGTCAAAGCCAGCGTTCAGCGATCCATAGAATCCACCAAGTGCAAGACCAGCACCAAAGCCTGATGCAGCACCTTCTAAACTGCGTTCAGCTAATCCACCCAATCCAGCACCAACTACTGAACCAGCAGCACCACCTTTGAGAGCACCTTTGGATAAATCGATGACGGTTCGTGCAATAGGTTGGAACTGTGCCAATCCAGCAGCAGCTTTGCGAACTGGGGCTGAAGTTAATGGATCAAGTGCAATACGTTCAAATGCTCCTGCTCTAGATGCCTCTTGTTGAGAAACACGGGCAAAAGAGCGTAATAACTCAGCGATCTTTTCGGTTGTTTTAGTTCCAGCAACCACACCAGCGGTTAGACCTAAGTCTGACATTGCAGCACCAACTAGAGGAACTGCTTGTGCGCTAGCACCCATCCCAGGCAGAACGGTTTCAGTGAGTTCACCAAGCTTTTTCAATGCTTGGCTAGGAAGACCAGCAGTGAATTGAACTGCTCCAGCAGTGGTTTCTGCTGCCCTTAAACCTGCCTGTGCCATTGGACTTGGTGCAGTTGATGCAAAGGCTCCCATGGGTGCGTTGGGATCTGGAGTGAATGGACGCATTACTTGACCTTCTGGCCCTGTGTATACTGGAGGTATGTTATCAACACCTTGTGCAGCAGTCCTCGCAGCAGTTTCAGCAGCAGTTTCTACTCCTTCAGTTCCCGCAGTCCTTGCAGCAGCTTTAGCAGCAGCATTTGCAGCAGCCTTAGTGACTAAAGTCTTGCCGCCTTTGAGTGCTACCTTGACTAAAGCTCCACCTAAACCAGCAGCTAGGAACGGATCGACAAATTGTCCACCTCTAGCGACTTCTGGAATGGAAGCATTCCGCATCGTTGACTCCATTGCATAGAGCCTGTTTACAATCTCGGAGTCACGTTGTTTTTCGGATGCAATAAGGTTGTTATAGTCTTCCTCGGTGTTGACTCGATCTTGACCTACGGCATTTGGAATCATTCCACCCATTCCCATGAATGCATTGGATGCGTAATTAGGCTTGGCTACCTTTCCAACAAAGTCTTCCTTGCGTGGAATTGGTTGAGCAGGATCAAAGATCTTGTTCAGGATGTCATACGTCCCAATCATTCCTGCCTGCATGCCTTCACCAAGTGACTTGGCTACTTCTACGCCTTCGCCTTGATAGGTCTTGTATGCTGCTGTGCCAATGCCAGTAGCTAGTTCATCTCTGACTTGATTGAACGTATCCTTGGCAATACCAAAGAACTCACCTGGCGAAGTCTTCTTGTCAGCTTGATACTGTTTAAACAAGACGTAGTTATCATCCGACATCTGCTGAAATGGGTCAACCAAGTCTTGCCCTTCCATGGCGGCATTCTTCACTCCTTCAACGTAGTCTGCCATGTCCTTACCAGTAGGCGGAAACATAGCCGTTACAGCATCATTGATTTGATCCTGAGTAGCTTCATCAGGAAACTCAAGGGTTTGATTGCGAGACTCAATGAAGACTTGTTTTGGCATATTATTTTACGGGTTCGTATCTTCCTGTTCCAACATTAAATCTCATAGCAGTTGGTGAGCTTGCTGCTGGTTGACCTGTTGGTGCGCCAGATGTTGGCTGTCCTTTTGGTTGCCTATAAAGAACTCTCTTTTCAAAGAGTTTTTTAGACTCAGGATCAATCTTGTAAGCCATGTCTACAGATTTATTGTATTCCTTGGATACACTATCACGAAGGTTTTTCAACTTTGCTACAAACTGCGGTAAGTCGTTTCCAAATATTGGTTCGCTTGTCCATATACCAGACGGTTTAAACTTCTCATTAACTTCAGCCAACAATACACTAGCTTCATCTTGGCTAACGGCATCAGATGTTCCTACCATCACTGAGTTCATCAATTTGCCAACTAACTTTGCTGTGGCTAGCTTTTCATTAACAGGAATATTTGGATTTTCTGCCGTTTCAATAATAGTTTCAATTTGTCCAATCATCGGATCAGTTTTCACTAAATACGTTCCAAGATTAGTTGCAACATGCTTAACAAAGTCAGATTGCTCTGGCGTTGGATTCTTTAATTTAGCGAGCTTTATTTGTGCTTCTTCTAATTGAAGACGCTCCATATCACTCATTGGCTTTTCTATGTCTGGTGGCCCTCCATAATAAGAAGCAATATCAGCAGCAGCTTTCTTTTGAGCTAGTCCAATATTTCCAGTTCTTTTTAGATTTTCAACTCCACCATACTTATTGGCTAGTTCATCAAACCTGTCTTGGATTAGTTGATTGTAAGCAATCCTGCGTTTACTCGGCTGAAGCATGGGTTCTTCAACATTTTGTTCAGGCATCTGTTGGGACATCTGATTTTGTTGTTGAAACTGTTGGGGAGCCTGCTGGTACTGTTGCGGAGCGTAGTTCTCCATTGCAGGTGGCTGCACTTGTTGAGCCATCCCTTGCCCATATTGATTCAACACATCTGAAGAAATTGGACTCGTTTGATAAGACTGCCGCAGCAAGTCTTGAGCATACATGTCGAGTCTTGGTTGTTGTGATGCTGGGTTGTCCATAATAGTTGTTTTAATGTATTAACGTCCAGCACGGCGCATTTGCATGTATGCGCGTTCAAGTGCATCAATCTGTTCAGGAGATAATTCAGGCACTAATGATGCCCCGAAACCTGGACTAAGTGGTAAAACTGAAGATGCAGGTGATGCGGTTGGTAAAGTAGGCACTCCACCTTGTGCTGTTGGGAAAGGATTAGGTGCGCTCATCTTAGTTGCAGCACCTCCACCAGCATTAGAACCTCCGCTTGAAGTATTAATTTCAAATGGATTAAAAGTTTCACTAATTAAACTTCTTCCAAGTCCTTGGTTGTTAACCTGTCCCTGTTTTTGGTTAATGCCATAAATCATCTGTATACGTTGAGCCTCTTGACCTAGAGAGTTTTGAAATACAGCCTGCTGTTGTGGACTCATATTACCAATGTTCATGTATTGTTCAGACAATACTGGGTTCATGGGCACTCCAGTCGCTTGAGACGTAGATTCTAGACCACTGTATTGAGCAGCAGCACCTTGTTGGGAAGCTTCTGATCCAGCTTTTTGATCAGCGTATTTCTGAACCATGCTGCCGATTCCACTTGCCGCCTTTTTGATTGTCTCTCCATTTATCTGAGTAGGCGCAGTCATCATTTCATAAGCATACTTGGGTAGTGTCTGAAATCCGCTTTTGTATTGTCCAAAATATCCACCTTGATTCATAGTATTAGTCTTTCATATAGGTTAGTTTTTCCTGTGATGCCCATGGCACTTGTCCTGAAATGTTCTCAATCGTCATGTCCAGCTTCGGACAATGCACGAACTTAGGAGCGTTTGCTCTACGATCAACGCAACGTGTGCAAGCGTGAACGTAGTCAACGTTATGCGCTTTGTCTGCCTTCTCACGCCACTTGCCATTTGCTTTCTCGTAGCGGTCTGAGTCGTATGGAACGTCATACTTCTCGATGTATTCCCATACGTCATCGTGAGTCCAGTCTCGAAGAGGGAACATCATGTTAGACTGATTCCAAAGAACTCTTGAATCAATACGAGTTCCAGCGTCACCACCTAGAATTGGATCTGAATCACAACCTTTGTGACCTATCCACAATGCATCAAACTGAGGCACTTCTAGCATCAGTTGCTTTGGTCGTTTGATAATGTCTAGCGAGCAAGTGTATGAGCACCCTTCGATTGGCTCTACGATGCCTGTAGGACATGTTAGAATCGTTGAGTTAACCTGATACACGTTCTGCACTTCAAACTCATTATCTGTCTGTTGAAAGGCAGATTCTTGAGGATGCCAAGTATAAACCAACAAGTTCCACCGCTTAATCAGATCATCAGCGAAGACATACTTTCTCGGTTGCCATGGCTCACGAAAGAAGATGACAGGCATAGAGATGCCCATGCTCTTCATGATGTGAAGAAGTGCCATCGAGTCCTTGCCACCGCTCCAACAAATCATTCCTTTTGGGAACGACTTGATGCCACTGGCAATGATCTTCTTTGTGTTTTCGAGTTTAGTCATTAGATTAGACCAGCACCAACGATTGCAGCAGTTCCAAGAGTGCCAGCAGCAGCAACACCTGTGCTGATATTTTGTGCTCTATTAGCAGCACCAGCAGCTTGAGAAGTAAACTTATTCTGTGCATTCTGCGAGTAGATGTCAGATGCCATCTGTGATTCAGGCTGGAACTGTCTTCCTGCCATCAGTCCAGAGGCTTGTCCTGCTAGACCGGAAAGCGTTTGCCCCATCGGTTGGTAGGTTGTGTTGTAATACTGAGGAACGCCAGATGTCTCTAGTTGGTTAGCCACATTACCAGCGAACTGCTGACGCTGACGCTGTAGTGCCTCACCCATTCCATACTGACTCATGATCTCCGCACCAATTGCACGGTTACCTGTGCCCATACCGCGAGCAGCATAAGCAGCCCTAGCTTGTTGCTGTGCAATCCGTTGTTGTTCTGGCGTAAGGTTAGAACCAGCCGCTAGACCTTCCTCTGCTTGTGTTTGGAGTTGTGAGAGCAGATTAGCAGATCCAGCACCTTGACGATACTGCTGCACGAACTGCGGCATGTATTTTGCCTGCTGTGCAATGTCAGCTTCAGAGAGTTGGTTCTGGTAATCAATAAGACCAGGCATTGCCTCACCGTAAATACCCTGCAAGCCTTGCAAGCCTTGGCCTAACTGTGAGATGTTGAGTGCAGTGTATTGAGGTTGATACTGCTGCTCTGCTGCTAGAATCTTAGGCGCAAGTTTCATCTGCGCGTTAAGAGTATCAGTCATCATCTGCGCGTACGAGATGGGTTCTGGAGCTTTAGGTGACGATCCCATATTTTGCTTTCATTTTGTTAAAGTTGTGAGCGTGATATTTAGTTAAACCATGACGTTGAAATACTGCATACTCTAAAGCGTGAGGAGCTTTAATCAGTATATCCTTAACTGATCCAGAGGCAAGATGCACAAACCATCCATTGTGTCTGTCAGTTAAAAAGAACGGTTTCACACCATCCCAATAACATTGTTGCATAAGGCAGAAGCTATCATCGGACGAATAGACAACTCCATACTGAATACAACTGCCTAACAATTCCTCGAAAGAGACTGCATCAGTCATGCCTTCGATGTATTGTTTTGCTTGTTGCCAAGGTTTCATTACCAGATTGACATGAAGTCCACTTGTCCTGTTGTGTTTGCGGTTCCTCCACCTGAGGAATCGTTAAGCCAAAAGCCAAAACCGTTGCTAGTTTGATAATATAAGTTTACAATATAACCAGTAGTTACAGATGTTTGAACTGGATACATTGTAGTGCTATTAATACCCCAAATATTGAACGAGTTAGCATAACTGCTTGATGTTGGTGGTTTGTTAATAAAACTGACTTGAATTGCGCGAATATTATTCCTTCCATAGGCACAATGCACATTTGTTCCTGCTATAATATTATGCTTATACCAGTTGATAGTTGTTGGTGCAATGTATGCTGATAATGCAGTCACAACTGTGAAAACAGATGAGCTTGTAACTGTTGCAACAGCATACCAATCAGATGCAATGCCACCAGTAGTAAATATCACATCACCAACTCGTAAATTGTGACCAGCGCAAGTAATTACCGCTGTAGTGCTTGCTGTTGACGGTGGACTGCCTCTTGTGACAGATCCAGTGATTGTCGTGAAGGCTAAATCAATCTTGGCCCAAGCTTTGATCAATCCGCCAACGGTTGTTTTAAGTCGGTTAGAATCTGAAACATCTTTGACTAAGAACTCATCACCTGTCCCTTGCTCCACATTGGCAACGTTAACAGGAATGTTACCTTGTAGCGGACCAGTCAAAGTTGAGTTAAGAATCAATGATTTCTCATACCATGTAACGGTTCCAGTCGTGTCACCAGCATCTGCGACTGTGACTGTAAACGCATCGACGGATGTTACTGTCACACTATAAGTTCCATTTAGAATGCTACTAGCAATCGTGGTTCCAGTGAATACAAGATAACGAGTGTTGGTGCTAGTCAGACCATGGGCAGTCTTAGTGACTGTGAGAAGGGTTGTCGTTCTTGCCCATGTTGCACTAGATACAGCAGCAGTTCCTAGCGTAGTGTCACTACCGAAGCTGGAAGTTGCATTTACTGTTAGGGTATCAGTGGAGGCATCTCCTAGAATCGTGTTACCGTTAGCGGTTAATGCTCCAGTCAGTGTCGTTGCACCAGTTACAGCAAGGCTAGCAGCAGAAGTGCCAGTTGGAAGGTTAGCGGCTAGTGTAGAAAGGCTAACTTTCTTAGCAGGAGAAGCTCCAGCCGTAGCAATTAGGAACTCATCAGCAGGAGCTGGAGTAGCTACAGCATCTTGTCCTGAAATGAACGTTGCTAGAGGCTTGGCATCGACAACGTGGTTCGTCAGTGCTGATGCACTCAGGACGTTACCGTTTGAGAATGTTTCTGTGGAAGCGAGTGTTGGCATATTTTATTCGGTTGAGACTAGGTTACGTCCAGGGATTACAGCATCAAGAGTTAAACCTCGAATGGTTGGTCGTCCTGAATTGATTGTGAATTTAACGTCGATAGCGTATGCACGGCGTGAGATCTTGGTTCTGATGTTTTTGTCTTCAACTGCGGAGCTTGTCAAGTTGATTAGATTGACTTCAGAATCAGGATTGGTGGCAATAGAAGAGATGTCAATGTTCGTATTCGCATCTAACAACATATCAGTCTGAAGTCCTGAGAACCGTTTTTGATCAAACGTCTTGAAGCTGTAGCGTCTGCTTGTAAGTATCGCAGGAATCGGCGTTTGAATGCTTCCTTCTGCAAACACATTGTCGGCATTAGTAGAGGCACTGAACACCATCACACCTAGGACTGGCGTTCCTGTGCCGTTGTTGAGCAAGTCAACCTCACCTTGTTCGCTTAGATGTAGCTTTCTCAACGAGACTGCAAACATCTGGTTCCTGTTACTGTAAACGGCTTGAAGCAACACTCTAGGAGCATACGAACCAAAGGTTGCGTTCTGCGGATACTTATCCACCGATTCCCACGCTTGATTGAGCAGTGAGTAAACAAGTGTCGCATTGTTAGTCGTAGGAGGAACATCGGAATCAATCAGGGGGATTGACAGGTAGTAACGGTTATTGAAGAACAGACCACAAGCATTCTGAGCATACTGCGTGTTGATGTTCTCAATCACGTTAGATATTAGATCAGATAGCGGCTTTTGATCACCCACCATCTTGAGGTCTAACGTATTGTTTAGCAAGTAAACGCCACGATCTGAGAGGAAGAATACCTGTTGACCTGCAAAGGTAATGCTACGCCTTGCAATGCATCCAAACTGGTTGGTAAGAGTCTGAACGAAAGAAGAGTTGTCGATTCCTCGGTCAATCGTCGTGTTTGTGATAGCAGGTGGCGGAATGTAACCGTAGTAGATGCTGTTGCGCTTAAAGATCAGGAACTTGTCCTCTTGAAATGGCACAAAGCCTACGATGTAATCATTATCGC